CTCTCCCTGATGTCGCTCAACATCGGTCTCTTGTCACTTCTCTCCTCACATTTGCGTGATAATTGGGCAAGAACGATGACCGTGATTTGCAATTCCTTTGCCAACAATTTCAAGTTGCGGGAAATCTCTGCTATCTCTTGCTCTCGGTTTTGCTTTGTCCCTTTGATTAACTGGATGTAGTCAATCACGAGAAGCTCAAGTCCGTGCTTTGCTTTGTGAATCTTTGCTTTGGATTTGATTTGCTGAATCGTGCAGTTCGGATCGTCATCAACAAAAAACTCAACCTTTGAATTGTTTACCTTGTCACAAAGGGTTATGACCTCCACCTCCTTCAGGTTGGCGTTGCGTATCTTCCAATTTGGTATGTCTACAAGGAGTGATAAGTATCGCTTTGCAAGTTGCTCGGATGACATCTCCAAACTCACAAACAAACCCTTCCCTTCCAACTTTCCGAACTCATACATCAAGGACAAAGCAAGTGCCGTCTTTCCTTGACCGGGACGAGCAGCCATCACCACCAAATCACCAGCGTTCCAACCTCCCAAGATTCTATCAATTGAAATCCATCCGCTTCGCTTACCTGTTATCCTATCGCCTCGCTCAATTGCTTGGGTGATGTTGTCAACGGCTTGACCGCTCAACTTGTGGATGCTTACAGGATCGTTGATTGTTGTGAACTTGGTGTTGTCAATTATGCTTTGAGTTTGTGTGAGCAACTCTTTCAAATCAATTGTCAAGTCAATAGAAGAGATTTGAGCAACGAACTCCTTGTGAAGGTACTTGGCTTCCAACTTTGGAATATAACTGCTCACATTCGCCACATTGCTCACATTCTGCCCGATGAAAATCACCCTCATTCTATCATCGTGGTTCATCCCTTTGGTCAAGGACATATAATCTATTGCCTCGTTGCCGTAGTAAGCAACCGACATCCGCTGGATGACCTCTCGGTGAAGGGGTTGTTCAAACCATTGGTGTTTGATTCTTGGAAGCAAAGCTCTTGTCTGCTCATAGAACAAAAGTTGTCCGAGTATGTAATCTTCAAGTTCATTCATAGTCCGACAAAGTAAACATTTTTTTGTGAACAACTTGTGGAGTTGCTGAATTATTTTTTTGATTAATCTTCCAAGTCCTGACGGATGCTTTCCAATCCTTCATCTTGACTTTGCCGACCATCCATCCATTTGCTTCGTAATGGTTTAACCAGTTCTCTGCGATGTCGTTCATCCCTTGTTCGCTCATATACTCTTTGAGTTGTTCAATGGTGGGTTTTTGGAATCGTGCTACCTTCTTTTTTTCAATTAAATTTTCATTTTCATTTTCATTTTCCATATGTTGAACATATGATAAAGATGTGTTATTCATATCTTCTTTCTTCTTACGATTGTTTCTCCTTGATTCGGAGTACGCTTTACGCTTATCAACCTCCTCTTCCAACCTGATGTTGTAGAACTTGCCTTGTTCATCTTTTTGGAATTTGGTAAATACATCTTCGTCATATGAACCACATATGTGCAACATATCTTTTTCGGATAAATGACCTTTTTGATGTTGGATACAAAGCAAGGTGATAAACTTGCCTTTCTGCTCCATTGACATCAACAATGTCCCGGTCAAAAAGTCCGAAGAATAAAACAGAAACGCTGGATCTTTGCTCATAGGTAGATAAATCTAATTGTTTTGTATGACATAAAGATTCGCATTGAGTGTCTTGAATATGGTTCGTTTAATAAACGACAAGCTTCACTCAATGAATTGTATTTCGTACCTGTAAGCAAATCAAGAACTGGTTTGGAATGATGTCACCCATTCCAAATTGTCAATGTGATTGTTTAACTTGTTCCCGTCTTTGTGATTGACTTGTGGTTTGTTGTCAAGATTTGGAATAAAAGCCAATGCAACTAATTTGTGAATTAGTTCACATTTTTGTTTTTTCTTTGAATAACAAATACTAACCGCTGGATAACCGTTGCCAATTAAACCGTGTCGCAAAATCCTTTCCTTGCCAAACTTCAAACTCTTAACTCTCCCGTGATTGGAGATGTGGTACTCACCATTGCATTCCGCAATCGCTTTCCATTCTTCTTCTTGTGTGTTCATTTTTGCTGCGAATAAAAAAAGCCCATCAAAATGACAGTGGTCGCAGCACCTATCATCCCAACGGGCAAAAATCTTGAAAGTTTACGAGAGCTGCGAAATCTCAACTTCTTGTACAAATATAGCGATTTAGTTTGATTGTTTCAACTTAAAATCTTTCTTGATCCGTGAATAAAGATACCGTGCTTTCCACTCGCTGCACCCCATTTCCGCTGCGATATATCTCCAGCAATGGTGATAGTCCTCACGAAGGATGGCGATTGCCCACATCAGGTTGTAGTTACTTTGTTTATTCATTGTTTCCTCCGAATGTTTCGTTGTAGTATTGTTCACCAGTTATTGGTAATGTACTTTCAGGATAATCAATTCCATGAACTGTTCCTTTGTTGTATGCAGTTTCAATTCTTTCTTTCTCCATTTCTTTGGCTTGTTTCCAATCTGCAACGGTTAAATCTCTATTATATGCAATTTCCCATAACCACTCCACTGCCGTTTGTTGTTTATTGTTTGTCATTGCTCACCTCCTCCGAATGTTTCGTTGTAGTATTGTTGTGAAAAATCTTCTGCACTTTGTCGTTTTTCAAGATATTCTAAACCATAAGGCAAATTATTAAGATGAATAAACATATCCATTTGAGCATTTTTAATTTCATCCTTTCGCATTGCTTCGGCTTGTTCAAGTGCTTTGTCAATATCAAATCCTCTCAATCTCAAATTGATGTCTTTTTTGATTTGTTCAACCAACCACTCAACGCTACTTTGTTTATTGTTGCTCATTTGTTACCTCCTTTCTCCCTTGCAAAAATATTAAATGTGTTTCCATTGCCATCACTAAATACAATGTTTGAAGTACTAGTATCACCAATTGTAAGGTTCATTTCTCTTTTTCCATTAATGTATTCAGCAATCATTACTGGTACATCATTATTAAATTGAAATGCCCATTCTAAGTTATCAATTTTATGGTTTACAATTCCTATTGCCGTTTGTTGTTTATCGTTGCTCATTGTTCGTTTATGAATTTTGCGTAATCGTGTGCGTCCTGTTCACTCTCAAAGGTGGCGAGTAACTCACCGGCAAAGTACACACGCCACTTGGTGATGAAGTTGATTGTTGCTTTAATGACGATTGCCTTCATTCTTGATTGCGTTATATTGGTTCTCCCAAGTTTTTGCTTTGTCCTCCAACTCGGCTTTGGTTTTCTCGTGTTCCATTTTTGCCAAGTTCAATTGGTTGGTAGCAGTTTGCAAAGTAATGCGATTCTGCCAAAGTTCACCTTCTAATTCGGTATTCATCCGATGTAGACGGTAAATCTCTTCCAAGTAACTTTGTGACTTCTTTTCATCAGCATACACCTTGTACACCAATAGGACGAATGTCAATCCAAATAGTATTGTTGTTGTCATTTTGCTTTTCCTTTGTAGAATTTGTGGTTAAAAAGAACCTGACTGAATTGGTCAAATTCGGGTTTGTACTCGTCCCTCTCAAACTCGTATGGTTTGGCTTCGGGAAGTTCTTGCTTCATTGACTTGCGGAATGCGTGGATTCCGTAGCCCACCGCAAATGCGATGGGAGTCAAGATGATTGGGTAGATGATGTCTAATGCCATAGTTCAAACAAACAACTTTTATTTCACAATTACAAATTTATTTTACAAATCTTTTTGTGAATGGACGATTTATTTTGTGATTGACAAAAATAGTTCTCCAGCGTAGGTCAGTTTCTCGTCAATGATTTCTTGAGAGTCCTCGTCCAAAGTGATGAGCGTTCCAGTTACCTTCTTTCCATCGGGCATTCGGGGATCGTAAGAAACGAATATCCCTTCGGTCAACCCGGTTGCAATCATTCCCATCTGCATCTGCCAATAATACTCCGTCCGTTTGCTCTTGAGTTGCTCGTTGTTTTTGATGAAGAAGTTTTGCAAGTGGTTGCCTGAATTAAAAGGGCATTTGATTTCAATGAGCTTCTCACCAAGTGCATCGGGAGAGTAACCACCCCAAAGTCCATAGGTGATGAAGGTGTAGGTCTCCGCTCCATAGTAGGTATAAAAGTCATCGGTTTGTTGCTGGAAGTAATGGAACGCTTCTTTCTCGTGTTCCTTGCCCCAATCCAAAGCACGACCATAAATCTCCGTGCGGTTACCTGTGAGATACTCCGCTGCTTTCTCAAACACAAAGGACTTTGCCGTCTCCGAAAGGAACTCCGATTTTGTTTTCGGAGTCCCCATCAGTTTGTGAATTTCGGAAGCGGTGAAGCGTGACCTTCTCAAATCTTGCCAATCCTCTTCCGTCAAAGAAGAGTGAATTGTTGGAAGTTGATGTTTCATTTTTCTCCGATTAATAGTTTTTGATTGACTGGAGAGACATCGTACTTGTTGGTGATGTCGGTCATCAGTCCGCCCGTCTTGAGATGCTCCATTGCTTTTGCCCAATTGGGATGCTTGGGAGTGAGTTCTTCTTTCTTTGGTGCGGATGTTCTACCCATTGCCTTCTCACCATCATCGTCATCGTCAATGTTCAGGTTCAAGATAGAACCGAGAGCATAACGCCTTGCGTAAGTGATTGCCGAACCCATCGCTTGTGGATCGTTCTGCTTTGCAACAGGCATCGTGTAGGATGATTCCATCCACTCACCTGATTCGGAGTGTAGGATGATGGTTGTGAGTGCGTCACCATCAGGAAACTGACTGACTGCCAACCCACATTCGCTCAATGGCTTTTGGATGGTTGACAAGATGTTTGCCAATGACGCATACTTTGACTTGAAGAAAGGGTTGTTGGACTCCTTTGCTACCTTGCTCACCGATGCTTGGAATTTTACCAACGCACCAGCGATGTTCTTGATTGATTCGCTTTTATTCATAGGAAATTTGTTTTTTGTCCGAGCATAAATAACACCGTGAACTTGTCGGGTTCTAAATAAAAAAACCGCTCCGTCTCAATCCCGACCAAATTGGTCTCAACGCATCCACCGAAATAGACATCACGCTTCAGCATATACGGCTCAAGTTCATCAAAGTGGTGGTTCAGTAAATAGTCATCCACTTGCTTGTCGGTATAGACATACCTATCCCCACCGATTGTGAGAATCCATCCGTTGATTGTTGCCTCAAGCATTGTTCACCTCCTTCAATGCAATCTCAATGACTGACTTGGCTTTTGGAGAAACGATGTTCCCCTCAATTAAATACTTTCTAACCGTTGGGAGAGATACCCCAGCTTTACGAGCGACTGACTGCAATAGTCCTTGCCGTCTCTTCATTTTAATCTCTTCAATTGCTTTCGTGTAATCCATAACGAGAGCAAAAGTAAATTAAAATTACTAATTGTGCAAGTATTTTTGTCTTTTTGTGAATTAACTTTTCACTTCCACCGCAAAAATCAAGTCACCAAGACGAGCATTCAGCTCATTGACCAACTCCATTTGCAGAGATTCGGTGAACGCATCCGACAAGAAGTTGGTTGCTTTTGTACCTCTGCGGTGAATCTTTCTTGCGATGGCTTTGGCAAGTGACTCATACGACATATTTGGGTTTGTTGGCTTGATGCCTTTGTAGGCAATCCATTCTTGTATGGACTGCCACAGGTACGGAGTGCCTTCAATGTGACCATTTCTCGTTGGCTTCCTTCCGTATTCCACAAACTCCCAATAATCCTCCGCAAGAAGGATGGTGTTGATTGATGTGGGTGACTTGACAATCTCTCCCGGCACGAAGGATTGCTTCAAAGCGGACGAAGCATTTATCTTTTTCTCGTCCATTGAACGAGCGATTTCAGGATAAACCCTTTGATTCCACCAATTCTCAATGATTTGGTTTAACAAGTCATCGTTTCCACCTTCACCAAGAAAGGTGTCAAGTGCATCGCCTAATTTGCTTAAACCTATACTGATGCTCTTGAATAGCGACAAAGTGCGTGAGATGGCTTTATTTTCGCTCACAAGGGCATTGTTCTTCTCTCGCAGATATGCGTTGTTGATTCGCACCTTGACAATGATGCTATCTTGCTCGGCAATAATGATGGAATCCGATGTCACAATCTTACGAAGAAGCGTGACTTGCTCTCTTGCAATCGCACCTTTGACCAAATAGTGGTTGGCTTGTTTGATTGTATTTGTATCAACAAGGACTTGTCCATAACTGGTCAACGGAAGGAGCAGAATCAACAAGAATCTCATCTTACAAAGTAGCGTTTTTCTTCGTTTGTTTTTCCTTCTCTGCGATGAGCTTGTCAAGATACCACTTTGCCTTGTACAAATCTTCCAGTCCGTTTTTGTCCTCACATCTCCAAAGGTACTTAATCACATTTGCGGTGCAGACGGCAATGAGTCCCTTCTTCCTGATGGTTGCTGACTCAATCGCATCAATGCACTCTATATCCCCCTGTTTGTAGTGGGTTGGGTTAATTGCATCCATTTTCTCACAAAGGTATAATAACTCTCTTCAATCACAATGATGTGTCCTCCTGTCATAAATAGTTGCGTATTCTCAAAGAACGCACAAGCAGCGACAATGTGTTGCTCATTTACAAATCCATCTTCCAAGATTTGCACAATCTCCGGTTCAATCCCAACGGATTCAAGCCACGAGTCATTCTTTTGTTCCAGTATGATTTGCACTTTCATCATAATGTCTTGTGCGTATATGCGTGAATCTTGCGTGTGGTTGACTTGTCTCGGAAGGGTTTGAGAATTAACCAGCGACCGCCAATTGGTTTTGGACTTGCACCTCTTTCAATGTGCCATCCCTTTGATCCGTCTCCGTATTCTTCCTTGTATGCACTTGTCCTAATCATCAAGATGTCTCTCAACATCACCGTGTCGTGTTGTGTCAACTGCTCAACGGTGTAGGTCATCTCATAGTCCTCGTGAACATGCCCCATCCAAATTGCATCTGCACCTTCTACATTGACGCTCATTCGGTTGTGCTGGATAGTTCCACGAGTTACTGCACCACCACCACCAAATCCGTGCATATACTTAATCTTGAAAGATTGTGTCGTATTGCCATCGTTGAACTGGATGCGAATCCATCCACCATATCCTCCCACCTGAATGTCCGAACCGGTCTTGTAATTCAACAAGGTGACAAAGCGTTCAATGATGTCCGTCTCTTGTCGTTTTAAGATAGCGGTCTCGTGGTTACCATAGGCAACCAACTTGATGAGATGTGCGTAAGGTGTAAACCAATCAACTGCGGTGTTGATGATGGCATCAAAGTAGTTTGCGGAATTGTGTTCAGGACGGATGTCGCTCTTTGATTTGCGTGGATCGTATGCACCTTGCATCAAGCAAAACAAATCTCCGTTGATGAGTATGTCGTGATTCCCTTTGAGTGCTTCGTCAAGATGCTTCTTCAATAACTCCCGGTCACACTTCGGATTGTCCCAATGCAAATCGGAGATAAGAAGGACTTTCGTTTCCTCCCATCTCTTGTCAATTCTCACTACATTGTTTTTTTTCATATGGTGTCCAAGTGGATGTGTAATCCTATCGCCTTTTTCAAGCCCTCTGCTGAAGGTTTGAAGGTGTCAAGGTAGATAGTATCAAATGAGTTGATTCGTTTGATGAGCGTGTCTCTTACAAGCTTCTCTCTCTCCACGATTCTCTCGTGCATCTCCACTTGTATTGGTCGTTCAATGCGGACTGGTCTTTCTAAATTGAAGAAAGCCACAACCACGCTACACAGGAACAACGCAAGTATTAAATAAATAAGGAGTGTTGACTTGGAAGTTGATTGCATATCCTGAAAGAATGTCGGTTTTGGCATCGTAAAAAGGTGAAGCGTTGGAAGTAACTACCAATTCAAAATCTTCGTCATCTTGGGTGTTGTCATCAATCAATGCAAATACATCAGCGATGATTTGTGCGGTGTCCGAAAGAACCTCAATGACATTGCTCTCACTTTCAAACACACGATCCATCACAAGTAGAGCAAAGTTGTATGTCATCAAGTTGCCAGTTGTGGAAAGATTAAACCCATCAGGATACAACCAAACCAACGGATAATACTCAACATTCTCAACCGTGAGATTGGATTGTTGACCAACTCCGAACTTGCCCACCATCTTATGGCTTTCGGCTGCCGTTTGGATTTTTTTGATTATTTGGTTTAGTGTCATTTTTTAAGAACTTGAGAAGCTTTGCCTCGTTGTTTTTCTGCCACTTATTTGTCCGTGTCGGGGAAGTCATAATTCCAAAAGCAATCTTGTGAAGTTGGAAGATAGATGCCACCCACAAAAGCGGTGTTCTTTGGACGGATGGTGTCAATTGTATTGCCGGGATTCAAGAATAACGGATAGTCATTTGGGTTTGTACGCAAGTAATCACGCAAACGATTCGCATAATACTCCGCTTTATCACGGTATCTGCCTTCAATCATTGTCATCTCTTCCACGGATACGGCACGAGCGTTGTCACTCTCTCTTGATGCAACCGATTTGTTCATCAGTTTGAAAGTCATTGGAAGCATTGCTTCGGTCAATGTGTAGTATTTCAAACAGGGTGCAATGTACGAATCCAAAAGGGTGACATTCAAGGCAGTCAAAGTGTTTGCATACGCTTGTGTCTGCAATTCATTGTATATGCCCGAACCGATGACATCCCGAATATAAATCTCTTGAGCTTCTTTGATTGCTGACTTTAGCAATTTATCGTCAACATTCTCGTTAACGCTGGATTGCTCCTTCAAGTAGGTTGTTGAAATGAAATATACAAAGTTGGTCATCGTTTAATTCTCCTCAATAATTTTTGAACCCAAATGTGTCTGCATTGTGGTGTGGTAATTCCTGTGTCGGGATTAGTATACCATTGACCTCTGCGTTTCCAAACATCGTATCCAAGTTCATTGCTCATAATATTGATGTCCTCACGAGAATACACACGACCACTATTCACAACATCAGTGCAGAACTTACGAGATGTATCAATCAAAAGTCCTCCGCTGATTCCCGGTGCAAGTCCATATTGATAG